ACACTGAACAAATGGTCAGCTCCGATAGGTCAGCGAGACAAGCACAGTATGAACACAAAAGAGGTATGCGCGGTACTACTTCTGATGATTCTATTGAGCTGGAATTGGGATCTCAAAGACTTAACCCTTGGGAAAAGGGATACAGTGCACAAAACAAAGACAAGTACACCGATTTAAAATAAATAGTATGCCGATCTATCCAGTAAAGCACAATACTACAGGTGAAAAGCAGGAATTAAATCTTTCTCTTTCAAGTTACGAGCAGTGGAGAAAGGACAATCCCGATTGGGATAAGGACTGGTCCGCTGGCGTAGCTGGGTTGGGAGAGGTTGGAGACTGGAGAAATAAAACTGATGGAGGGTGGAATGAAGTCCTCCAAAAAGTTTCTCAAGTGCCTGGATCTAACGTCAAACCCTACAAATAACCAACACAGATTATGCCAAGAAGAAAGTCTTCTGCTGTCCTTTCTACTAAGCAGATGAAGAGATCTAAACCGATCAATTCATCTCTTATGCGAAACATTGAACCTCTGACAGAGACCCAAGAAAAACTTTGGGAAGAGTATGCTAAGGGTCAGAACATCTATGCTTATGGATGTGCTGGCACAGGTAAAACATTCTGCCTTGTTTATAATGCATTGAAAGAAGTTTTGTCTGAAGACTCTCCGTACGAAAAAGTTTATCTTGTTCGTTCTTTGGTTGCTACCAGAGAGATTGGATTTCTTCCTGGCACACACGATGACAAGAGCTTTCTTTATCAGATTCCATATAAGAATATGGTAAAGCATATGTTCTCGATGTATACCGACAAAGAATTTGAGACATTGTATGATGACCTACAACGTCAAGAAACTATCAGCTTTTGGTCTACTTCTTTTCTTAGGGGTACGACTCTTGATAATGCTATTGTAATCGTGGACGAATTTCAGAACTTGAATTTTCACGAGCTTGATAGTATAATCACTAGGGTAGGAGAGAACAGCAAAATTATGTTTGCTGGTGACGCTACCCAAACTGACCTCCAAAAGGTCGCAGAACGTACTGGTATTCTAGATTTTATGCAGATCCTTGAGGGTATGCCCGAGATGTCGAAGATTGAATTCAACATTGAGGATATTGTAAGGTCTGGTCTAGTTAGATCGTATCTGGTCTCTAAGATCAACCAAGGTTACAATGAAAAAATTTGATCACTCTGAACTTCTAGATTCTGTTACACTAAAACGTGGTCTTGTAGAGGGGCGGCGCTTGTACTCCGTAGGAGACAGGCACTACCCCTCTGTTACTACTGTGCTCTCTAATCGTAAGAAGAAGAGAGAAGCAATTGCCAAGTGGCGTAATCGTGTTGGAGCTGAGGTTGCCAACCGTACCACTAATCGTGCTACTAAACGTGGCACAAATTTCCACGGTATTGCTGAGCAATACATCTTAAACAAATTAAACCTGGATGATCATAAGGACTCTCCTTTGCCCGTCCAAATGTTTCACACTTCCAGAAGTGTTATAGATAGGATAGATCGTCCTCGTTTAGTTGAGGGGATGCTTTGGTCAGACAAGTTAAAAATTGCTGGACAAGTAGACCTTATTGCAGAGTTTGACGGTGTGTTGTCTGTGATTGATTTCAAGACATCTAAGTCACCGAAGAAACCATACATCGCTCAGGATTATTTCCCACAGCTATGTGCTTATGGGTATATGTTCTATGAACATTACAAGATTGAAGTAGAAAAATTCATTGCCATCGTTGCTTGCGAAGATGGTGAGTGTCAAATTGTAGAAACTTCAGTTAAAGAACCTCACTTTATCAAGCTACTTGAGGCAATTAAAGAATACGAGATGTCAAATGCCTCAACAACCTGATGAAATAGAAAATTCTTTTATGACTGCTACAAAATTTGCTGGTGAAATTGAAAAATTAGTTATTGATAACAATGAAATGAACTACATCGATGCTGTAGTTCACTTTTGCGAAATGAATAGTATCGAAATTGATACTGTCAATAAACTAATCTCGAAACCGCTAAAAGAAAAACTAAAGTTTGATGCTCAGCGTCTTAACTTTATCAAGAAAACTAGTCGTGCTAAGCTGCTATTTTGAAATGAATTTCAAGGAATCTGAAGTCGTTCAGCAAGAAGTTAAAGTTATTAACTCGATGCAAGATCAACTTGCTGAGATGACGCTTGCCTTTCCCGCTATGACAGCTGACGAGCGGGAAGAGTATGTAAATCTCATTGAAGCTTTGCTGGAAAAGCAAAGGATATTGTGGATGCGTGTTGAATTGTCAAAGAATGATGACGAAACAGCAGCACTGATGGCTAGTGATGTCCGTAAGGTAATGGATGCCATTGGAATCCCCAAAGACGTTTGTGTCAAAGACGTTTTCAATAATATCGATGAGATGATTGACACCTTGAAAAGAACTATTGCAGAACTTGACTGATCTGTATAGCAGTGCTACAATAAATAAGTCAACGTAGCTCTGTGCTTAATGGATCCATCTACTACTGGACTCTCGATTACAGCTCTAATAATTATTCTGTTGGTAGCCTATGCAGGTACGGAAGAAACAATGCGACTGTTCGCATTTGTCGATTTGCATATTCGCTATTCTTGGGTAAAGTTTAGAATGATGTTGATGCGTAGGAAATTAAAGCAGCAACTCATTAAAGACTTGCCAGAATACAACAAACTCATAAAAGAATTAAACAAAGATGGATAAGGAACTGTCGGATCTCAAACTTGAGAGAAAAGAATGTCCTAAATGCAGTGCGATCTGGATTAATGGTAAGCACGTCTTCAGTGGTACAGCTGCATCCTATGATAAAAGTGAACTAGATCTTGCTGGATTAGTTTGCAACAAACTGGGTGATGAAACCTGTATCAACCCATCGAAAGGACTTGAGGGTGGAACTACCTGGGAATATAGGTCTGGATACATTGATGGTGTGTACTCCGCAAAGAAAAAATCAATGGAAGATATGCGTGATCAATTCGGAGACTTATGAGTCAGTATGATTTCGGGGGTCTTGACAGACACCCCGTCAACGTGCTAAGATTACTCAGTGAGTTAGAAGGGTCCTCTCAGCTCCTCAAATATATGGGGTTTGAAGAGGATATGAATACTCTCAATGATATGAAGAAAGTTTATTATAAACTTTACTTCAAACTCAAACGGGAACAAGGGTAGGTGTCCGAGTGGTTAATGGAGGTGGACTGTAAATCCACTGGCTCTGCCTACGGGGGTTCAAATCCCTCCCTGCCCACCTTGGGGTTGTAGCTCAGCTGGTTAGAGCGCTTGCCTGTCACGCAAGAAGTCGTGGGTTCAAGTCCCATCAATCCCGTGCTATAATAACTCCGTTGGGCTGCACAGTATTCAGCGTAAGACCCAACACTAAAACCAAATCCAATTCAATCTAAGAATCTAATGTCTTTTAGCGATCTTAAAAAGCGTTCAACCTCGTCTCTCCAAGCACTAGTCCAGGAGGCAGAGAAGATCAATAAGTCTAGTAAGGGTGGAGACGATCGTCTCTGGAAACCTGAACTCGATAACTCTGGCAACGGTTACGCTGTCATTCGTTTCCTTCCTGCTCCTGATGGAGAGGAAATGCCTTGGGCGAAGGTGTACTCCCACGCCTTCCAGGGTCCTGGTGGTTGGTATATCGAAAACTCCCTGACCACTATTGGTGGCAAGGATCCTGTCGGTGAAGTCAATCGTAAGCTGTGGAACTCTGGCATCGATGCAGATAAAGAAGTTGCACGTAAGCAGAAGCGTAAGCTCTCTTACTACACCAACATCTTTGTTGTGCGTGACCCTGCCAATCCTCAGAACGAAGGTAAAGTCTTCCTCTTCAAGTTTGGTAAGAAGATCTATGACAAGATCACTGCAGCAATGCAACCTGAGTTTGAAGACGAAACCCCTATCAATCCTTTTGATATGTGGGAAGGTGCTAACTTCAAGCTGAAGATCTGTAAGGTTGCAGGTTACTGGAACTATGACAAGTCTGAGTTTGATAGTACCAGTGCATTGCATCAGGATGATGACGTGCTGGAAGCAACTTGGAAGCAACAGTATTCTCTGTCTGCTTTTACTACTGCTGATCAGTTCAAAACATACGAAGAACTCCAATCACGTCTGAATGAAGTGCTTGGTATCAATAAGCGGAGTGCTGCTCCTACTGTTGATGACGAAGAGTTTGAACCTGTTGTACCCTCCACTCCTAGCTTCACTCCTAACTTTGAGAGGAAGACTGAAACTGTGGATGCGGGATTCAATGCACCTGACATCACTCCTAGTGGTGATGAAGATCAATTGTCATACTTCGCTCGCCTTGCTGAGGAAGAATGATGAAAGATCAACCAATCACCGTTGAAGACTACAAAGAACACGGTCAAGAGTTCTTTGATAAGTATTTCTATGTTGCCAAAGAACTTGGTGAAGGTGCTAAGGCAGAAGATGTCCTGAAAATTATGGAGTCTCTTGCTGGTGTTGTTATGAAGAACCGAGTGAAAGAAAAAGTCGGTCCATTTGGTTTCTATAAGAAATCAGATACTTGATCTCTTCAGAGTTGAACTAATGTAATCTGAAGATTTTTTATACGGCAGTTGCTCTTTCATCTCTGCCAAAAAGCGTGCGATATATCTTTTCTTTAAGATAAATATCTCGCGCTTTTTATCGTTTTGTTCAGTCTCGTACTCGTGGAAGGTAACAGGGTAGGAAATTTCTTTTCCTACCTTGGGTACTACTAGCTGAAGATCTTCGTCATAGTAACGGTAACTGTCACGTATTAGCTTCTCCCATCCACCAGTACCAGACGTTCGTAGTAGTTGATATCTAAACAAGTTTCCAACTTTGTCTATAAAAGTTGGTTCGGATTGTACAGTAGACACCACTGTGTGTACAACAGCAGTAGAAGTTGCAGTAGTGAATGCCATACTGCTAGCGATAGGATTATTAGGATCGATAGTATCCATTTTGATTGTCATACTATCGCTTTGCCCATTAGATAGCTCATTATATTCAATGATCGTAGCAGTAACACCATTGCTGAAAGTAATTACATCATCAGCTGCAAATGAATTAGGATTTGGTTCCGCTACTGCATCAAAGTAAGCTTCGTAATCGGGGTTGCCACCAGAAGCACCTATATTAACATAGTAACCACCACCATAAGAACCTGGGTTGGTTACAGTTACACCAGTCAGACGCTTACCTAATACAGCAACTGCAGTTGCTCCACTACCTGTAGAATCAAGAGGATTGTTTGTTAGGTATACGTTAGAGTCTGTGTATTCAGCACTGTTGTTGATGAAGTTGATAGTTGTGATACCGTAGTGATCGTATGAAGGACCACTGTTACCAGGTTGATATAACTGGAAGAACACATTTTCTGTCCTTACATTTGCTGGCACAGTAAAGTCGTAGTTGTCAAGGACACCACTACCACTACCATTGGGCACAGCTTCGATCACAATACCAAGGTTAACCCACGCACTAGGATCAGGGTTTACATTTTCAGTAATTTGATATCTTAAATATAGATCTTCTACACCATTGATGTCAGGTGTTTCTCCACCATTACTACCGTTACCACGAATAGCATAGACACGAACAGTATCGAAAGTTGTCATATCTACTTTATTAATAGTAGCATAACGTGTTCCGTATGAGTCTCCTAATCTAAGGTGTGTAGTGCCAAGGTCAAATCCTCCAGTATATCCTGTTCCACTACCATTAGGAGCAAGAGTAGCACCTCCTCCAAATTCATAGATGTTATCTGCCACGGTAGTATCATATGACAAACCATCGAGACGAATCTCTGTTACTTGACCGCTACTATTGATTGTTGCTGTAGCACCTTGACCTGCTAACCCACCATCGAAAGTAACAATGGGAGGATATGTATAGTTTTCACCAGGAGATGTAATGTCAAAGCGTTTTAGGTATCCCGTATCACTCAGTGTTGCAAAACCTGTTGCTCTTACAGCTGGCAGCTCACCTAGTTGTGAATATGGTGATCGGAATGATATCGTAGGTGCTGATTCATATCCACCACCAGCTACATCTCGTGGGAAACAGACGCCCCAACTGCAAGATTTTAATTGAACGTGATTAACACCAAGCTGTCTAGTTACAATGAGCTCTGTTTTGTTCTCTGGTATTGGAAACTCAACATCACTTCTGTCATACTCTACCCAATAAGGAGAGTTGTAGAAACCCTCGTCAACAATTTGTCCTGCAGGAAGAACCACGTCGCCTGCAGTGTTCTTTACTTCTCTTGTGACGTAGTGTTTAATTGCATACGGATTATCATACTCCGTACTAATATATTCCATCAACGTTGATTGACTCATTGGCCAATCGTAATATGGATTGATGATGTTATTGCACATCATAATGATCCAATCATAATCAGATCTACCATACACAATCTCTGAAATAATATCAGGACGATCTGAGTCATCGATAACATACTTTTTAAAGTATGTCATTGTATCTAAAGAAGTTTCGCTAACTTTAAATCTTCTAAAAATATTTTTTGCTACTTTGTATTGCTGTTCCGACCAAGGAAATTTGATAGGTCGAACTGCTAGATCAATGTCTGGTAGATAACTGAAGTATGGCATTAGTAGTATTGCTGTCCTTGACTAAATGAATCACCAAAATCTTGTGAGAGAATCATCTTCAGTTCTTTGAACTGCAAACCAATTGTCACTGCAACAGGTGCTCCGTCAGACAAACTGGCGTAACTGCCACCAGCACTATAGTTAACAGAAATACCTTGCAGTGCACAAGCTTTCATT